CCAGCACATCGCACGCCACGAGGCGCAGGAAGTCGACGGCCGATGCCGGCGCGCCCGGCTGGTGCGGCAGCACGAGCTCGACGCCCTGCCGCGGGTCGCGCTCGATCTGCGTGCACATCTGCGGCCGGCTCACAGGCCCACCGCCAGCGCGAGGCACAGCGTCAGGAACAGGGCGACCGGGAACGGCCAGCGCACCGCCGGCTCGCGGCCCATCCGGGCGACCGCTTCCTCGGCCATCAGGGCGTCCGCCTCGCGGCACGCCTTGGCGAACTGGTCGCGCGGGCTCACGGCGTCACCCTCAGGCCGGCCGGCTTGTGCAGCGCCACGACTGCGTCGTTCAGGCTGAGGTAGGCGTCCATCAGCGGCTGGCAGGCCTCGCCTGCGCCGATGTTCTCCGCCATGTCCTTCAGGCGGTTGACGCCATAGCGGGCCTCGCGGATCGCTTCGAGCAGCGAGCGCGCCGACTCCGCGCAGATCGGCGGCGTGGGTGCGGGCAGGCTCATGCCGCCATCCTCGCCACGAGCGTCAGCGCGCGGCCGTAGCGGTCAGAGAGCAGGGCAGTGGCGCGCGCCGTGATGCCGGCCGCGATCAACTCGGTCTTGCGGGCGTTGTGCTGAGTCCAGTCGCCGGTGACGAAAGCCTCGGCGGCCATCGCGTCGAGTTCGGCGTACTGCTCGGGGTGGAACCCACCGAGGATGTCGACCAGCTCGGACTGGTCGTTGCGGATCTCGTGTTCGATGCGCTCGAAGGCAACGCAGGTGCCGCAGCGGGCGGCGTCGCCTGAGCAGGTGCAGCGGGGTGCGCTCATCGTGGACTCCTGACCCGGCGGGTGTGCCGGGTAGGAATCCAGATTAGGACTGTCCTAACGCAACGTCAATAGGTGCAGCCTAAGCAGATCGCGTTAGGTTGAGCCTTCCGACGAACGGTCGCCTAAAGCAGAATGCGGGCTACCGTCTGCCTACGCTATTTGCCTTTGATCGGGTCGACCGCAGGCTTGTCGGGCGTAGCGGGGAGTTGCTTAGCACCAGCGGCTTGGGCCTCCCTCGCCAGCTTTAGCTCTTCACGCCTCGCCTCGATTTGTTCAAGTACGACCGTCGTAGCCGCAAGCGTCGCTTCGTTAGACGCGCTAACCGCCTGCCGAGAGTCTTGCTCGAGACTAGTGGTGGTTTTGATGTCGGACTTAATCGACCACACGCTACCGGCGAGCGTTGCAAGCACGGTCAGGAGACCACCGAGGAACAGCCCCTGGTAGTGCCTCCTGTCGTCTCGCATGTCGTTGCGACCCGCCGAAACATCGATTGCCAGGCGGCCGATCGCGTCCTCGATTCGGGCGATTCGGCCATCAATCTTGGTTTCCAGCGTCTCAAGCTTCGCTTGGAATAGGTCCCGCTCGGTCGCGCTCATGGGCGAATCATGGGGTGCTGGAGGTGAAGGATCAACATCGGAGGCCGCCTCGCGGCCAAGTGGCGCCTCCCAAGACTGGCTGAGCCGGATCTTCAGCCCGTCGGCCCTCGCCCTGTCGGCAAGAAGCCGCTGGCGGTAGCGCTCCAGTCGCAGCTGCGCCCTCGTTCGGCGGGCCCCCTTCCCAGACGGGGCAATGCCGTCCGAAAAAGTTGTTTGGGGGAAGGGGGCGACTCGTGCGCCTTCAAATGAGATTTGCGGCGCTGATCGGTCCGGGAGTTCGTCCGCGGTGACCGGCACACGTTTTTCGCTGAGGCGACGAAGCCACGCGTCGCCCGTTACCGGAACGTCACGCGTCGGCATTTGCCGCGGATCCTCGCTTTGCATGCTCAAGAATGACTTCAGCCAGCTTCTCGAGCTTGTTCGCGGGAAGCGAAATCTCCGCCACAACGATCCGCCTCGTAGGAACTTCCACCTTCATCGCAGTCAATTCGCCGGTTCCCTCCACGCGAGGCGTGTCGTTCAGGTCGATATGGTCGCGGAAGAAGAACACGTGCATCTGCCCGTCATTGGTAGGTCCGGCAACCGCGAAGCTGGTGGCGGCCGTCTGCAGCGGCGCCGCGGGGGAAAAAATTGCTGTCATGTGCTGCCCTCGATGATTGATTGCTTCGCTGATCGCGCCTTGACGGCAAGTCAGCCGCCGCCGATCTTCTTGCAGGCGGCGCAGTCGGAGGTAGGGGAGGGCGTCCCACTCGGCGCGGTCTCGTGCCGGTCGGTGTAGCGGATCGCCTCCGCCTCAACCAACGTGTTCCGGGTGTTCTGACTGCGAGACGCGCGGACGATCACGACATCAGCGCCGAGGGATGCACCGGCGGCCTGCAACTGAGGAATGGCGTCTGCAACGGACGGATCCGTCCAACCTGGCTTGTAACGGTTCGCAGAGACGATGCCGACCGACTCGTAGGGCCGCTTCGGCTCTGAATAGAGCACCTGGACCGATCCGGCTGCGGTAGGCGCATAAGCCGTTGGCGAATTGCGATGGACCTGCGTGGTGGAGCATCCGGCCGCGGCTGCAGCCAAGGCGAGAGCGGTGAGCGTGCGGAGCATCATTTCTGCGGTCCTCGCATGCCTTCGATTGCACGCGTGAAGACGTACGGGATGACGGCAAACGCGCATGCCATGGCCGCAGCTGCCCCCTGCTGCGGCGCGCTGGCGTCGGTGGCCAGCAGCATGTCGAGTGCCAGGAGGCCGCCGATTCCGCAGCCGGCCAGCGTGATAAACCAGCAAATCTTTACGAACATCGTCGCCCCCTAAGTAAGTCCCGCCTCGTCGAACGCGATCCCATCCCGGATGCACTCGACTCCGCGCTCTACGCGGTCCAGCAACGCCTTCAGATCCTCGTCCGGCATTTCCTCAAGGGTGGCGAAGCCTCTCATCTGCTGCCGTGTCCACTGTTCCAGTCCGTAGATGCGGGTCCAGTAGCGCACCCGGTCCCGCACGTACTCCCTGCCTTCATCGGTGTACAGCGCGGGGGGCTTCGGCGGCAGGTCCGCCGTGGTGATCAGCCGCAGCTTTGGTTTCGCCGGTGGGAACTGCTTAGCTAGCTTTTGCTCGAGCAGCGCCGTGATCCTGCTCACTTCCTCTTCCTCGTTCATTCCGCCTCGCCTGGTAGCCCTGCACTAGATCGGCCAAGGCGAAGCTGAAGGCGTCGTCAGGTTCTGGATCGGCCCGTGACTTCTCGTACTCGGCGACCGCTGCTAGCAGCAGCTCGGCGTCGAGTTCGTCTGTCACGTCAAATTCCATCTCGCGACGCGCAAGGAACCGCTTCAGGGCCTTGGCAGTGCGGGCGAGGGTGCGAGGCTGGTGTCGCACCGGCTGTGACGCCTCTGGGGGCAAGCCTGTGGATAGATCGCCGACACCGAAGTAGAGCGCGTCAAACGTGCTTCCATGGTCTTCGGCGATCCGACGAGCGGTCGAGGTGTTGGGCTTGAACTGACCGTTGAGCCAGTCGTTCGCGGTGACGGTCGAGACCTTGTACCGGTCCGCCAGGTACTTCCCGGCGCCCCGTCGCTGGATGTCGCGCGAGCGAAGGAGCCCGACGAGTCGCTCGCCGAACTCCAGTGCGTCCTTATCTAAGGCCCTTTTTGCCATCGGGAAAGACTCCCTGATAGGCGGTAAGGTTTGCCCTATTGACGGGAAGATTAGGAGTGGCCTAATAATAGACGCCATGGAAAATCCGACCCCTCTAGAGCGTGCGATCGAGAAGATGGGCACCCAGCAAGCGCTGGCTGATGCCCTGGGCATCCGATCCCCGTCCATCACCGAGTGGCACCGCAGGGGCATCCCCCCGGAGCGCTGCCGCCAGATCGAGGGGCTGACCGGCATTCGCCGCGCGGACCTGAGGCCCGACATCTTCGGCCCAGCCCCCAAGCCCGGCCGCCGGGTGGCCTGACGTGACCACGGACGAGCGCCTGGCGCTCTTTGCCCTCGTGCACGCCGTCGCGGCCGCGTCCCAAGCCATCGGCTTGGCGCTGCAGTCGCTCCACGCGCTGGCGGTGGCCCACGAGGACTCCATGCCCGACCCGCGGTTCGCGGGGAGCGCGCTGGTTTGCGTGGGCTGCCTGTTCGAACGGCTCGGGATCCCGGCCGTCGAGGTGCAGCCGTGAGCCGTCCTGTCCATGGAGCCATCGTGCTCCCGTTCCCCGTGCGCCCGGCATCGGGCAATGCGGCGACGGCGTGTAGGACTTCTCCGACACCGGCAGGCGGGGAGCCATCCCTGTCAGGGGCTGCCTCGCCTGCCGGGCGGGCCGTGTTCTCCATCGGGCCCGAGCCCGAGCGCGGCCTCAGCGACGACGAGCTCGTCGACTGGATCCGGATGCACCTGCCGCGCGCGAAAGGCGGGATTTCGTCGGGAGGCCTGCCGTGAACTGACCGAACCCACTTCCGCGCCCCTTGCGAATCGGTAGGGCGCACCCGCGGCGAACCAGGCGGGCCGAGGCATCGGGTGACGACCGATGAGGCTGCAAAGCCGGGGCTGGTTCAAGGGCTGACTGACCAAGGGTCGCCCTCTGCTCTACCGCCAGACGCGATCCAACGCGCTGGGGGGTAGGGGGGGGCTTAGGGCTCCCACCTGAAGCGGAGCCGCTCGGTAAAGCCAAGAAGCACAAAAGCCCGGCAGCAGGTCGAGGTTCTAGCTGGGAGTACGGGGATACCGCACACGCGAGGCAGGCGCGACGACCTGCCGGAAAGACGAAGCCCCCGGCATGTCGGGCAGACACGGGCCGAGGGCTTCGGGACATCGAGGCAAGTATGCACCAGCCACTGAGGCCCTACCAGCAAGACGGGATCGCGGACGTCCGCCATTCCCTTGCCGCCGGACATCGCTCCGTCCTGTTCCAGCTTCCGACGGGAGCCGGGAAGACCCGTATCGCCGCCGAGCTTTGCCGCATGGCGTCCGCGAAGCGTTCCCGCGTCCTGTTTCTCGCGCCACGCCGCGAGCTGATCACGCAGGCCGCCCAGGCGTTCACGCGCCAAGGGCTGTGGCCGGGCGTGATCATGGCCGGTGAGCCGATGAAGCGCACCGCCGACCTGCAGGTGGCGAGCTTCGACACCCTGCATGCGCGGGCGATCCGTTCGACGCGCATGGCGATGCCCGAGGCAGGCCTGGTAATCGTGGACGAGGCGCACCTGAGCCTAGCCGAGACCCGTCGCGCGATCATCGAGCACTACCGCGACGCCCGCATCGTCGGCCTGACCGCCACCCCCGCACGCAGCGACGGCCGGGGCATGGGCGAGCTCTACGACGACCTGGTCATGGGCCCGAGCATCCGGCATCTGGTCGACGAGGGGCACCTCGTCCCGCTGCGGTATTTCGCGCCGACCGAGCCCGACCTTTCCGCGCTCAAGACCAACCGCGACGGCGACTACGTCGAGAACGGACTGGCGAAGCGGATGGACACGCCGCAGTTGGTGGGCGACATCGTCGAGAACTGGATGCGGATCGCGCGCCATCGCCTCACGGTCGTCTTCTGTGTCAACCGGGCCCACAGCCGGCACGTGCGCGACCGCTTCCTCGCCGAGGGCATCCGCGCCGAGCACCTCGACGGCGAGACGCCGGTCGACGAGCGGGCCGCGATCCTCGCCCGGGTCCGGTCGGGCGAGACGCAGGTGCTGTGCAACGTGTTCGTCGCCAGCTACGGGCTCGACATTCCGACGCTCGACTGCGCCGTGCTCGCGCGGCCGACGAAGAACATCGCGCTGTACCTGCAGACGATCGGACGGGTGATGCGAACCTCGGAGGGCAAGCGCGACGCCCTCGTGATCGACCACGCCGGCGCGGTGAAGGAGAACGGGTTCGCCGACGACTTCATCCCGTGGAGCCTGGACGCCGAGGGCAAGGTCAAGGACCGGAAGCTGGCGCTGTCGCGGGAGAAGACCGAGCCCAAGCCGGTGACCTGCCCGCGGTGCTCGGTCCAGTTCGCCGGCCGCCGCGACTGCCCCGGATGCGGGTTCGCGTGCATCCCGCCGACCGCGGCGATCCCGACCCATGCCGCAGACCTGGTCGAGCTCGAGCGCGTGGCGAAGAAGGACAACCGCGAAGCCACGTGGGAGGACAAACAGCGGTTCATCGCCGGCTTGCGCGCCTTCGCCGCCGAGCACGGGCACGCCTCGGGCTGGGTCGCCCACAAGTACCGCGCGAAGTTCGGCGTGTGGCCGAACGACGCCCGGCTGCAGGACGTCCCTCCCGCGCCGTACAGCGACGAGCTCCGCAGCTGGCTGAAGTCGCAGCAGATCCGCTGGGCGAAGTCCAAGCAGAGGGCCGCGGCATGAAGGCGCGCGAACTCGCACAGGGGAAGTGGCGGGCAGTGCTCCCGCTGCTCGGGGTTTCCAAGGACGTCCTCGACGGGAAGCACCACCCGTGCCCGTCGACCGGGCAGGGCGAGGACCGATTCCGCTTCGCCGACCGCAACGGATCGGGGAACTACTTCTGCGACTGCAGCGATGGCACGAAGGGTGGGCTGGGCCTGGTGATGTGCTGCAAGGGCATCGGCTACGCCGAGGCGGCGAAGGAGGTCGAGGCGATCGTCGGCCGTGCGGAAGCGGACCCGCCGCGCGAGAAGCGCGACCCGAGGCCCGCGCTCAAGCGGGTACAGGAACGCCTCAAGCCGGTCGGGTTCACCGTCCGGCGCTACCTGCAGGACCGCGGGCTGCAGGTAGCGCCCGGGCTCCGCCAGGCGCGCCTGCGCTACTGGGACGGTCCGAAGAGCCTCGGTGACTTCGACTGCATGGTCGGGAAGATCGTCGACGCAAATGGCAAGCCCCAGAGCTTCCACGTCACCTACCTCGACGGCGCCGCCAAGGCCAACGTGCCTTCCTCGAAGAAGGTGATGACGCCCGTCGAAACGATCACCGGCTGCGCGATCCGGCTCTATCCGGCCGCGGTGCACATCGGGATCGCCGAGGGGATCGAGACCGCTATCGCCGCCCACCTGCTGTCGGGCCTGCCGGTTTGGTCCGTGATGAATGCCCACGGGATCGAGAGCTTCGACCCTCCGGCCGGCGTTGAGCAGGTCACGGTGTTCGCCGACCACGACGAGACCTACACCGGCCAGGCCGCGGCGTTTGCGTGCGCCAAGCGACTCGCTCGCCAGGGAGTCGCGGTGGACGTGCGCGTCCCTGACCGAGGCGACTGGAACGACGTCCTGCGAGGTGCCGCATGAGCATGACCGTGGAAGAAGCGCGCGCGGCGGTAGAGAGCACACGGCGCGCGATCGAAAGCGAGTTGTCCACGCTTGTCGTGCGACTTGGCCCTGGCTGGGACGTCCAGCTTTCCACCTCATGGATTGACGTCACACCGATGGACGGAGGTCGCTACGAAGTGCCCCGCGTCCAAATCGAAGCAAAGCTGGATGTGCGCTCATGACCGCCACCTACTGCCTCGGCGGGTTCGCTCAGACGATTCGCGCCCTCAAGCCCGACAGCTGGCGTGAGGCGCTCAGCCAAATCCCCGAGAAGTGCACCCGCGGCTGCGGCGTGGACTGCCGGAAGGTGTGCCGCGACTACGCGGCGATGCAGTACCGGATTTCGAAGGGGAGGGGCCGGAAATGAAGCATTCGACCGGACGCATGACGGTCGCCGATTCGGCGTACGTCGAAGCGTGCAAGACCTGGGAGTGCGTCGCGTGCTCCATCCGCGAAAAGTCCGAGGACTGCCCTCCGTTCTTCGTGCCGTTCATGGGCTGCGACTTCCACCACTTCAAGTCGGGGAACGTTCGCATCGGCCACCTTTGGGGCGTCGGGCTCTGTGCCTGGCACCACCGGGGCATCGGCATCGAGGGCTGGACGCCGGCAGCCATGCGTCGCCATTTCGGACCGTCGCTGATGGACGGCTCCCAGACCTTCCACAAGGCCTACGGCTACGACCCCGACCTGCTGGAAGCTCAGGACGCGATCCTCGCGCTCTACGGCGCCACGCCGCCCCAGCGCCCCGAGAACCGGAGGTGGGCGGCATGACGCTGATGAGCCAGATCGTCCCGAAGTACCGCATGCGCCGGCAGCGGGTGACGACTCCGCTGTACGACTGCGGCGAGGCGGGCATGCTCACCGTCCGGCAGATCGCCAGCCTCACCGGGCTCTGCAAACAGTCGGTTCAGGGGCGCATCGACCGCGGACTCACGGGAGCCCAGCTTGTCGCGCCGCCGCTGACCCGCAGCCTCCGCGTGCCGACCTACGACTGCGGCTCCGCGGGCTTCCTGACCACCGCGCAGATCGCCAAGCGCACCGGCCTGACGCACAGCGGTGCGACCCGCCGCGTGCTGATGGGGATCCGTGGCGCTGCGCTGCTGGTGCCGAAGAAGGCTGACCGGACAGAGCAACCAGCCCGCGGGAGCCTGCTGCGCGCCCTGCGCATCGCCCGCGCGTTCCCGGATCGGGTGCCGACGATGTCCGAACTGCAGCGCGCCGTGCCGATGAGCCGGAGCAACGCCGCCCGTTGGCAGGCCGCCATGCGCGACCTGATGGAGGGCAAATGACCACTCTCCGAGGCGTGGTGCTCGCCTACCTCAAGCAGGTCGGGCCCAGCATCTGCGATGCAGTCACCCGCGATACCGGCATGCCCCGGCACAAGGTCGCCAAGGCGCTTTGCGACCTGGTCAAGGACGGCACCGCGGCGAAGCGTGAGGGGCGCCCTGTCGTCTACTCCTACGTCCGCGACCCGATGCCGATGGCAGAGCGCGCCATCCGGGCTACCCTCGCTGCCGAGGCCTACCGCGCCACCGTGCGGCTGACGCCGGAGCAGAAGAAGGCGAAGCGCTCGGCCCTGTCGAAGTCGTACTACGAGCGGCACAAGACCCGGCTGATCGAGAGGAAGGCAGAGCGTCGAAGGGAAGCGTCCAGGCTCGCCCCGCCGAAGCCCAAGCCGAGCAGGCGCCTAAAAGAGGATGCGGCGTTCACTCCGGCAGCGGTGAAGCTGTCGCCGGTCGACAAGTCGGCCCTGCCCGACACCGAGGCATGGCTGGCCGCAAACGCCGACCGCCTCGTCCGGTTGGAGCCGGGTGCGAGCAGCCAGCCGCGGGACAAGCTGACGGCGGCACAGCGCCGCATGGTGCTGGGCTTCGAGGTGGCGGCATGAGGATCCTCGCCGTCGACCCGGGTACGACGTACTCCGGCTGGTGCGTCTGGGACGGCGCCGTGCATGCCTTCGGCGTCGACGCCAATGCGGAGGTGCTGGCGATGCTCTCTGCCAACACGCAGGGCGCCGACGTCGTGGCGCTCGAGATGGTCGCCAGCTACGGCATGCCGGTGGGGGCGGAAGTCTTCCGCACGGTCTGGTGGACGGGTCGCTTCGCCGAGGCGTGGATCCGACACCGTGGCGAGCACCCGATCGAGGTCTTCCGAAAGGAAGTGAAGCTCCACCACTGCCTCAACGCCCGGGCCAAGGACGCGAACGTCCGCCAGGCGCTGATCGATCGGCTAGGCCCGAAAGGGACCAAGAGCGAGCCGGGGCCCACATACGGAATCACCAGCCATGTCTGGCCCGCCCTCGCGGTGGCGCTGTACGTCGCAGACACACAGGGGGACGCATGACGATCGACGAGTTGCGCAACTGGCTCCGCCTCTGGGGCCGCACGTACGGGGAGCGGGCGGCAGACTTTGCGGACATCGACCGGGACAGCCCGGACGTCCACCCACTGGCGGTGGCGAGGCACTTCGCGCCGGGAAGCCGGACTGCGGTTGCCTTGGCTTCCCGTCGGGACGGTTCCAGCCGCCGCAAGCACATGGCTCGGGACTTGGCTGCCTGCGGCATTCGGGTGATCCCGGTGACGTTCGTCGACCCGGTAGCGGGGACATCGAGCTCCCGCGGCAGCTACGCAGCCCCGCCGCTGGCGCCGGCCCGTGTCCTCGAGATCCAAGCGCAGGTGATGCGGATGGTCGAGGACTTTCCGCGGTGGGGGTTGTCTCTGCAGGCGCAGTACTGCATCCGCGGCGCGCGTGGTGACAAGGCCGACTGGGTGGCCTCCATGCTCAAGGAAAAGGTGACGCCGCGCGACTATCGGACCTATCTCGACGGCGCCCACGTTTTCCTGCTCGGCCGGCTCACCGCTGCGGCATGAGCGCCGCTTGCACAGCGCGCGCACATCTCCGTCACAGGGTGTTGACATTTGGCGCCAACCGGCCCTAGAGTAGGCGCAAGCTAGAGAAATTGCCCCCAAGCCCCGCCCAGCGCGGGGCTTCGTCGTTTTCGGGGTCCGGCTCCTCTCTCCGCCGGGTGTGGCCCCGTCTTTCTACGCCGGCTGCGGGCCTTGACCCCCGTAAAGCTGCCCTCAGGGCACGCCGGCACCTGTGAGGTGCCAGATGGTCGTCATGGAGCGACAGGAAGACGGGAGCTATCTCGTCTACCGCGTGTTGCCGTGCCTGCCGTCGGCGCAGGCCGCCGCCGCGGCGCTCGAGCGTGTAGTGCCCGAAGCCTTCGAGGTCGAAGGGTGAAAGGCCGGCGGCACTACGTCGTCCCGGACGTGCAATGTCGCCCGGGCGACGTGATGGATCACCTCGACTGGATCGCGCAGGACATCATCCGCCGCAAGCCCGACGTCGTGGTCTGCATCGGTGATTTCTGGGATCTGCCCAGCCTGTCGAGCTACGCGCCGCCAGGCGGTCTGGAGAAGGAGAACTCCCGGCTCCGGAAAGACATCGACTGCGGCTTTGAGGCCCTGCAGCGTCTAACGGTGCCGATCTGGAAGGAGTCGAAGCGCCTGGAGGCAAACCACAAGCGCCGTTGGACGCCGCGGCTTGTGTTTACCGAGGGCAACCACGAGCACCGCATCGCGCGCGTCGCTTCGAGCGATGCACGGTTCGAGGGCGTGGTCGGCACGCATCTGCTGCCGGTGGAGGAATGCGGTTTCGAGCGCATCCCCTTCGAGCAGCCGGTCGAGATCGACGGCGTCTGGTACGCCCACTACTGGAAGACCGCCCACTCGGCGAGGCCCATCGGCGGAACGATCGACAACCGGCTCAACAAGCTAGGGTTCTCGTTCGTCCAGGGCCACGAGCAGGGCAAGCGCTACGGCGACAGGCCGCTCGCCAACGGGCGGACGATCCACGGCGTGGTGGTGGGTTCCTGCTACCTCGGGGTCGAGCACTACCGGGGTCCGCAGGGCGCAAACGAATGGCGCGGCGTGGCGGTGCTGCACGACGTCCGAGAGGGCGACTTCGAGCCGATGTTCCTGACGCTGCGCTACCTATGCCGCGAGTACGCAGGCGAGGAGCTCTGCGACTACATGGCCAAGCGGTATCCGGGCAAGGACTGGAGCCACCTGGCATGAGCCGGTCGAAGCCAGTTCCCGGTGCCGTCGAGGTGCTGCAGGAAGCGCTCGACTCGGCCAAGGCTGGCGAAGTGACCGACGTCTACGTAGCGGTCCGCTACCGCGAGGGCGCCTGGGACACGGATTGGTACACCACAGACATTGATGCGATGGCTTTCGAGCTTCGCAGCGAAACGATCCGGCTCCGTTCGCGGGGCTGACGGTTCGGCCACGTCGAGAGACGCCGCCAGAGGCCCTTCGGGGCCTCGCCTATTTGCAGGACGCGCAGTGAAAGACCATACCGCCGAGACCATCGCCTCGTTCGCCACGAAGGCCACCTATTCGGGCGGCGCAACAGCCGTCATCGGGGGCTTCACGGCCAGCGAGATCGCCGCATTCGTCGGCGCCGCGGTGGCGGTCATTGGCTTGCTTGTGCAGGTCTACTTCAAGGTCCGGACCGATCGACGCGAGGTGGAGCTCCACAAGCATCGTCTCGCCGAACTGTCGGAAGGCGACGCGTCGTGAGCAAGGCGAAGGCTGCTGGAGCGCTGGTCCTGGGCTCGGCGGCACTCATAGCCTTCCTCGGCGACTGGGAGGGTGGGCGCGACGTGCGCGGCGACTCGGTGGCCTACGCCGACCGCCTCGCCGGTGGCCTGCCGACGGTGTGCGCGGGGCTCACGCGCCACGTGACCAAGACGCCGATCGTCGTCGGACAGAAGTGGTCGGCGGCGAAGTGCGATGCCGAGGAAGCGCGGGCCATCGCGGTCATGCAGTCCCGGCTGGTGAGCTGCTTCATCGGCCCTCCACCGCAGAGCGTGTTCGACGCAGCAAGTTCGCACGCCTGGAACAACGGCCTCTCCGCCACGTGCGGGAGCCTCGCCATGCAGGCGTGGCAGCGTGGCGACTGGGCCCTCGGCTGCCGTCGGCTTTACCGGTCCGACTCGGGCCGCCCGGTGTGGAGCTACGTGAAGACCGGGCGCCTTCAGCCGAATGGCCGCCCCGAGATGAAGTTCGTGCAGGGCCTGGCCAACCGGCGGGTCGCTGAGTACCGCATGTGCCTGGAGGGCATCCGATGATCGCGTTGACGCCGGGCCAATGGATCAAGCTGGTCGCTTCCATCGCGCTCGCCTCTGCGCTCTTCGGGTCCGGCGTGAAGTGCGGCCGATCCATCGAGGCCAAGTCGCACAACCAGACCAAGGTGGCCCACGCCCGAGTCCTCTCCGAGATCGCCGCCAAGACCGAGAGGGCGAGGCAGGCGATGCAGGCCTACACCTCCTATGTTCAGGACCGCTATGTCGAGCAGTCCGCCCGCTACGAGACCGAGAAGCGCGATGCGTACAACCGTGGCCGTGACACTGCTCTCGCTGTGCGCCGTGGCGATCTCAGGCTGCAGGACCGCTGGACCTGTGATCGAGCCACCGCCGGAAACCTGCCGACTCCCGACGCCTCCGGCGAACCTGATGGCCGAGCCGCAGACCGAGCGGAAAGTGCGGGACGAATTGTTCAAGCAGCCGCCGAGTGCGACGCCCAGGTGAGAGGCCTGCAGCAGCTGTTCTCGGCCCAGAAGGGAAAAGCGGGATGAACGCCCTCTGCCTCTGCCGGGACCAGCCCCAGCAGTGCGTCTGCACCCAGAGGACCGCGGCCGAGAGACGCGACCGGATCAATGCCGGGATGGCGTTCGCTGCTCAGGTGCTGGTGGCACAGGCTCGTCGACAGGTGCCGGCTGCTCCCGTCCCGTATCCACTGGGCTACGGCGAGCGGGACGCGCAGGTCTGACCGATCGGGCAATCACGGCCCTGGTGCGGGCGGCCTCAGCGGTGCGCCAGTCGAAGGGCTGCAGGTTCATCAGCTAGATGCCACTCGCCGATGCGGCAAGGCGGTGTGAATGGCGCGTCTCACGACACTGAAGCCAAGGGTCAGCACGGCGCCCAGTCGCCTGAAGGTGGCCGAGCCCGGTAGCTGGCGAGCAGGCAAGACCAGCACGCAGCGCGGCTACGGCTACAGGTGGCAGCAGGCACGGGCAGCGTTCCTCGCCAGGCATCCGCTGTGCGTGATGTGCGAGCAGGCAGGACGAGTGACGGCGGCCACGGTCGTCGACCACGTGGTGCCCCATCGAGGCGACCAACGCCTGATGTGGGACGAGAGCAACTGGCAGCCGTTGTGCGCCCCGCACCACAGCAGGGACAAGCAACGAGAGGAGCAGGGCAGGTGAAGCACACGCTCGACGAGACGTTCGACAGCCTGATGTGCGCTGTTGGTCAGGTCGCCTACGATGTCAGCCAGGCGCTCGATCACGCCTTTGGTCCGCTCGTCGCCAAGCGTGACGAAACTCTTCCGCAGGGGTCGGACGGCTCGGTATAAAGGACGGGCCGGACAGGTGCTACCAACACCAGCCGGCCCTAACCACAACCGATCGAGTGAGGATCGAGCTATGGCTGAGAGCCATTCTAGTTCCGTTCGTGCGTCTGCTGGGCAGGCGTGCTGATGGCAGGCGTGAAAGGTAGGAGCGGAGGCCCGAGGGCGAACGCAGGCGGCCGGCGACCCGGCGCAGGCCGACCTCGCAAGGATCAGAGGGGAGGGGGGCATCCGAAGTCTGGAACCCCCCACCCTTCTAGACCGCCCGTTTCCGCATGCAGGGAAAGTTTCGCCCTCTTTGATTTCGGTAATCAAAGAGTCGGCCTCGATTGCGTCGACTGCGGCGCTCCAGTGCCTCGTCTCGCCGGGGCCGGGAGACCGCGGAAGCGGTGCGAGGCGTGCAATCCGAGTGTCGCCGGGCTTGGCCTCTATAAGCCCGGACCGACCCTGTCGGCGAAGTGCGCGGTAACCGAGTGCCAGGTCGAGTTCACGACCACAAATCGGCTTCGCCGGTATTGCTCGGCCAAGTGCCGAAACCGGGACTGCAACAGGGAGAAGCAAGAGTCCCGGCGGGATCGATCGCCGAGGTGCTGCGGCGGCTGTGGCGCGACGTTCGCGCCTGCGTACGGCGACCCGCAGCGCCGCTACTGCTCGCAGGAGTGCCGCCGGAAGTTCATCTATCGGATGAACCCCGGGAGCACGCATCGCCGGCGAGCTAAGCGGTACGGCAGGCGGTACGAGACGATCAACAAGTGGGCGGTTTTCGAGCGGGACGGCTGGAAGTGCCAGATTTGCGGGTGCGACACGCCCCGCGAGCTAAGTGGCGCAAGGCAGCCAGACTCGCCGGAGCTTGACCACGTCATCCCATTGGCTGCCGGCGGCGATCACGTCATCGGCAACGTGCAGTGCGCGTGCCGTCAGTGCAATCTGGCGAAGGGCGCGCGGCTCACGGTAGGAGCGAGTCATGCCGCGAGGCGGATACAGGCTGGGCGCGGGACGCCCGAAGAAGGACGACAGCGCGAAGCCGGCTAAGAAGAAGGGCTCCGGACTGCTTGCGGCCACCAAGACCTACGAGGATCCGGCGAAGTTTCTCTCCGACCTCATGAACAACCCGCTAGAAGACATCAAGACCCGGGCTGACGCAGCAAAGGCCCTCATGCCTTACCTCCACGCCAAGGTCGGCGAAGGCGGGAAGAAGGAGAAGAAGCAGGAGGCCGCGCAAGGCGTCGCAGCCGGCGGTCGATTCCAGTCCCAGCGGCCGCCGCACCTGCGCGCGGTGAAGTGACGTGCCGCAGTGGACCACGGCCTGCCCGGACTGGGCGGACCGGCTACGCGCGGGGCAGAGCATCATCCCGCCGCCGATCTTCCCCGGCCAGGCTGAGGAAGCGCTCAGGATCTTCAAGTCGCTCTCGATCGTCGACCTGCCAAAGGTCGAGGACGAGGCGACCGGAGACCTTCGCCACCCGACCTTCGGGGAGTGTTGCGAGCAGTGGGTGTTCGACTTCGTGGCGGCCATCTTCGGCGCCTACGACGCGGAGACCGGCAAGCAGCTGATCCGCGAGTTCTACCTGCTGATCAGCAAGAAGAACACGAAGTCGACGATCGCGGCCGGCATCATGCTGACTGCAGTCATCCTCTGCTGGCGGTACGACGAAGAGCACCTGATCCTCGCGCCGACTAAGGAAGTCGCCGACAACTCGTTCAAGCCGGCCGCTGGCATGGTCCGGGCTGATCCCGAGCTCGCCGAGTTGTTCCACGTGCAGGACCACGTCCGCACCATCACGCACCGGGTCACCCGGGCCTCGCTCAAGGTGGTCGCGGCCGATACGGACACGGTCTCGGGCAAGAAGTCGGGCCGCATCCTCGTCGACGAGCACTGGCTATTCGGCACGCGTTCGAACGCCGAGTCGATGTTCATGGAGGCGACCGGTGGGCAGGTCTCCCGCGACGAAGGCTGGGTGATCTTCCTGACGACTCAGTCGGACGCGCCGCCGGCCGGGGTCTACAAGGAAAAGCTCAGCTACTACCGAGACGTCCGGGACGGCGTGATCGTCGACCCGAAGTCGCTGGGCGTGCTGTACGAGTTCCCCGAGGACATGGTCAAGGCGAAGGCCTACCTGGACCCGGCGAACTTCCACATCACGAACCCGAACCTCGGCCGGTCGGTCAGCGCGGAATGGCTGGAGGATCAGCTGCGCAAGGTGCAGGGCCGTACGGACGGCACCTTCCAGCAGTTCCTCGCCAAGCACCTGAACGTCGAGATCGGCATGAACCTCCGGTCGGACCGGTGGGCAGGCGCCGACTTCTGGGCGAGTCAGGGGCAGGGCCTGACGCTGGAGCAGCTGCTCCAGCGGTCGGAAGTGATCGACGTCGGGATCGACGGCGGCGGTCTGGACGACCTGCTCGGACTCGCCGTCATCGGGCGGGACGCAGAAACCGGCGCGAAGCTGCTTTGGAACCATGCCTGGGCGCATCCCTCGGTGCTGGAGCGCCGGAAGCAGGAGGCGCCGCGGTTCCACGACTTCGCCGGGGACGGCGACCTGACGCTGGTCGAGAACGTCGGGCAGGACGTCGACCACGTGGCGGAGATCGTGTCGCGCATCGAGTCGGCCGGCCTGCTCGATCGTGTTGGCGTCGACCCGGCAGGACTCGGCGGGATCCTCGACGCGCTCGAGGCGGCCGACGTCCCGAAAGACAAGGTGATCGGGATCTCGCAGGGCTGGAAGCTCTCGGGCGCGATCAAGACGACCGAGCGGTGGCTGGCGGGGCGCGAGCTCGTGCACGCCGGCCAACCGCTGATGGCCTGGTGCGTCGGTAACGCCAAGGTGGTCCCTGTCGGGAACGCCGTGAACATTACGAAGCAGGCCAGCGGCGCGGCAAAGATCGACCCGCTGATGGCCACTTTCAACGCCGTGTCGCTGATGGCACTTAACCCGGCCGGTGCGGGCCGCTCTTTCTGGGACACCGCCGAGTGAAGATTCTCGACCGACTGCTTGGTCGCAAAGCGGCCGCGCTAACGTATGACCAAATCGCGAGTCTGATCGATGGCGTAGGCGGCGGGCGGGTAGCCGGCGTGGCCGTCACCGAGAAAAGCGCGCTACAGGTCTCTGCGGTGCTGGCGTGCGTGAAGACGATCGCCGACGGGTGTGCAACACCCGCACTGCACGTATACCGCGAAAAGGCAGACGGTCGACGGGAACGCGCTACCAACATCCCCGAGTACCGACTGCTCAGTCGTCGCCCTAACGAATGGCAGACGTCGTTCGAGTGGCGCCGCATGATGACGTTGCACGCCGCTCTCTGCGGTGCCGGCCTCTCCATCAAGGTGAGAGGAGAGAATCGCCGAATCCGTGAGTTGATTCCGGTCATGCCCGGGCGGTGGGATGTTCGGAAGGTCTCGCGCTACGAAGTGCGCTACCGCTGCTGGGACGAGTTCGGCCTGATCGGCGAATTCGAGCCGGACGACGTCTTCGTGATCAACGGGGTCCAGTGGGACTGGGTCGGCAGCATGAATGCTGTTGCCCTTGCCCGCTCGGCGATCGGGCTGTCGCTCGCCACGGAGCGCAGCCAAGCGGCTATGCACGAGAACGGACTTCGTCCGAGCGGCGTCTACTCCGTCGAGGGGACCCTGACCGAGGACCAGCACACCCGACTGACAGGGTGGCTAAAGCGCAAGGCAGGGCCCGAGAACGCGGGCTCGCCGCTGGTCATGGATCGTGCGGCCAAGTGGGTAAGCACGGTTATGACGGGTGTCGACGCCCAGCACGTAGAGACCCGTCGACTTCAGGTCGAGGAAGTGTGCCGTGCATACGGTGTATTCCCGATCATGGTGGGGCACTCCGACAAGTCGGCGACCTTCGCTAGCTCCGAGGCCTTCTTCGGTGCCCATGTGAAGCACACCCTTGCGCCGTGGCACGTCGCCTGGACGCAGCGGATCGACGAGATGCTGCTGGACGGTGCCGGCCCGCTCTTCGCGGAGTTCGACACCCGCTACCTCACGGCCGGCTCGATGAAGGACCGCGCCCAGTGGGCTCGGACCATGGCGGAGCTCGGCATCTATACGCGCAACGAGCTGCGCGACGAGGAGGGCAAGGATCCGCTGCCAGGCCTCGATGAACCCCTGACCCCGCTCAACATGGGCGGCAGCACCAAGGAACCCCCGAATGAAGACGAATAGGCTCGAGTGCCGAGAGGCGCCCAGCGGCCGAGAGGTCCGCTCGTACGCGCTGCAGATCAAGGCAACCGGCGACGACGGCACCATCGAGGGCTACGGCAGCGTCTTCGGCGTCCGGGACAACTACGACGACGTGATCGCGCCCGGCGCATTCCTAGAGTCCCTGAAGTCGCACAAGGCCGAGGGCACCATGCCGGCCATGCTGTGGCAGCACGATGCGAGCGAGCCGATTGGCGTCTGGACCGAGATGGTCGAGGACTCGAAGGGTCTCCGCATCAAGGGCCAGCTGGCACTCGACACGACCCGCGGCAAGGAAGCGCATGCTCTCCTGAAGCTCGGCGCCCTGAACGGCCTGTCGATCGGCTTCATGTCCAAGCAGTGGGCGTACGACCGTGACAGCGAGGTTCGAACCCTCACGGAGATCGAACTCTGGGAAGTCTCGCTGGTGACGTTCCCGGCGAACGAAAAAGCACGCGTGACCAACGTCAAGGCATCGCCTGACGAGGTGGTCACGCCGAAAGATGCCGAGCGGGCCCTGCGAGAGGCAGGTTTCAGCAAGGCCGACGCGACCGCCCTGGTGGCTCGCGTCATGCGGATGGGCGAGGCGCGGAGTGAGTCCGCGGATTCGGCCGCGCAGGCAATGAAGGCGGCCACCCGGCTGCTGAAGACCCTTAGCGCCTGACCTCAACCGCTCAGGCAAACCCTTCGACCCGCCTCTAAGGCGGGTTTTCCGTTTTCTGGAGACAGCAATGCACCCGATGAACCGCGACTTTGGCGCCTTTCGCGCCAAGATGATGGCCTGCGCCCTGATGGCGGCCCTCTACGAAACCCGCGACGAGGCGAACATCAAGTCGGTGGCGGAGGCCCTCGACAAGATCGCCACCGCGTTCGACGAGTACAAGAAGACCAACGATGCCCGTATCGAGGCCATCAAGGCGGGCAACTCGACCAGCGACCTCGACGCCAAGCTCGCGAAAATGGACTCCCACATCGACGGCCTGAACGAGGCGAAGAGCCGCCTCGAGAAGATGGAGGCCAAGCTGGCGCGTCCTGGCGTGCTCGGCTCCAGCCGCGAGGACGGCGAGTCCCGCGAGGCGACCGAGTACCGCCACGCGTTCGTCGACTGGATGCGCTCGCCGTCCGACCACGAGCGTCAGCAGCGCTGCACGCAGGCGGCCAAGGCCCTCGAGGCCAAGTCGCGCGAGGGCCGTGAGACCCGCTCCACCCAGACGGTCACCTCGACGGGTTCGGCCGGCGGGTTCGCGCTGCCGGAGGTCATCGAGCGCCAGATCGCGCGCCTGTCGGTGGACATCTCGCCCATCCGCCGTCTCGCGACGGTGCGGACGGTTGGCACCACCGACTACAAGGAGCTGTTCGACGTGAACGGCGCCGGCTTCGAGTGGGTCGGCGAGACCGGCACGCGCAGCCAGACCAACACGCCGGACCTGGCCGAGATTGCGCCCACCTTCGGCATGGCGTCGGCCAAGCCGCAGGCTTCCGAGGAGTCGCTGGACGACCTGTTCTTCAACGTCGAAAGCTGGCTCGTCGAGTCGGCGGCCGAGGCCATCGCGCAGGGCGAGGGCGCGGCGTTCGTTTCCGGCAACGGCACCAACAAGCCGACCGGCATCCTGTCGGGCCCGACGCCCGTCACGACCGTCGACGCCTCTCGCGCGTTCGGGACCCTGCAGTACATCGCGTCGGGCCAGGCGGCAGCCATGCCGACGTCCGCGGACATCTTCTTCGACCTGGTCTACTCGATGCGTGCCCGCTACCGGAACAACGCGGCGTGGCTGACGAACAAGCTCGTGCTCGCCGCGATGCGCAAGTACAAGGACGCCAACGACCAGTACCTGTGGCAGCCGTCGCTGCAGGCCGGCCAGCCGTCGATGTTCCTGGGCTACCGCGTCGAGGAAGCGGAGGACATGCCGGCCGTTGCCGCCAACGCCTTCCCGCTCGCCTTCGGTGACTTCCGCGAGGGTTACCTGATCGCCGATCGCGTCGGCATGCGTGTGACGCGCGACGAGATCACGACCCCGGGCTTCGTGAAGTTCTACGTGCGCAAGCGCGTGGGCGGCAAGCTCCGCAACACCCAGGCGATCAAGCTGCTCAAGATCGCGGCGTCCTGATCCATCGCGAAAACGGGAGGGCCCTTCGGGGCCCTTCCTCTTAGGAGGGCGCATGCAACTCAAGATCATCAAGGACTTCGCCTTTGCCCATCGCGGCGTCGAGGTTCGCTCGTACGCCGCCGGCGAAACCATCGAGACCGACGACGCCGAGCTCATCACGGTGGCGACGGCCGAGGGCTGGATCGAAGACCCGAAAGCCGACAAGCCGCCCTCGAACAAGGCGCGGAAGGCCGCCCCGGAGAACAAGTAGCCATGCGCCTGCGCCTGATCACTGCCCCCGCCGCGGAACCGCTGACGGTGGCCGAGGCGCGCGCGCAAGTGAGCGAGACCGACACGGTGCACGATTCGGCGCTTACCGCCTGGATCACGACGGCCCGCGAGGCCCTGGACGGCCCGTCCGGTGCACTCGGCCGCGCGCTTGTGACGCAGGAGTGGGAGTTGCTGCTCGACGGGTTCCCCCGCGGGGATTCGATCGACCTGCCGCTGCCCCCGCTGCAGTCGGTGACCTCGGTGAGCTACGTGGACTCGGATGGCGCCACGCAGACGCTGGCGACGTCGGTCTACGGGGTCGACACCGCGTCGGAGCCGGGGGCCGTGCACCTGAAGTACGGCCAGTCGTGGCCGGCGACCCGGGCCCAGCGCAATGCCGTGGTGGTCCGCTTCACCGCGGGCTATGGCGGTGCTGCGGACGTCCCGAGCCGGCTGAAGTCGGCCATGAAGCTGCACGTCGCAGACCTGTTCGCCAACCGCGAGGCCCAAGGCGAGCCGCTGGCAGCCAACCCGGCGTATGACGCTCTCACGTTCCCGTTCAAGGTGTTCCGGTGAACGCCGGTAAGCGGCGCAAACTGCTCACGGTGCAGAGCCGCGACAGCGGTACCGACGCAGCCGGCCAACCGGTGTCCACGTGGACGCAGGTCGGGCAGGTGTTCGCTGACGTCCGTGCCCAGACCGGGCTCGGGACGATCCGCGGTACGTTTGAAGGCGTCGCGGCCGACGTGAACGCCTACAGCTTTCGTATCAGCTTCACGCGGTCGTTCGATGCCGGCATGCGCGTGCTGCTGGACGGGGAGGCGTTCGACATCACCGCTGTGCGTCACGATCTCGCCGGCCGGAAGTGGACCGACCTGGTGTGCACGTTGGGCGGCAACGATGGCTGACCCCATCCGCGCCAAGCTCGACACGCAGGCATGGGACGGCGCGCTGACCCGTCTAGGCGGGAAGGCGATCCAAGACCTCGCGGCCTCCATGGCCGTCGCCGGCGGTCAGGTCCTGCGGGACCAAGCCAAGCGCCTGGCACCGGTCGACAGCGGGACGCTCCGCGACTCGATCTACCTCGCCTACCGCGAGGCCAAGACCAACGACCGCCGCGTCATGTACTCGGTGAGTTGGAACAGCCGCGTCGCACCGCACGGGCACCTGCTCGAGTTCGGCCACTGGCTGGTGAAGGGCGGCAAGACCGGCAAGGGCGGCGAGCGCGTGGCATTCGTGGCGGCCCGTCCGTTCCTGGGGCCGGCGCTGCAGATCGCAGCAGACGACGCGAAGCGCGCCATGCTCGAACGGGGCAAGCAGCGCCTGCCCGAACTTCTGAGGGACGCAAATGGCGCTGGAAACTGACCTGAAGGCGGCGCTTGACCCGCTGGTTTCCGGCCGCGTCTATCCGGACGTCACGCCCGACAACCCGACGCTCCCTTGCATCGTCTACCAGCAGGTCGGCGGCGAGGCGGTCAACTTCGTCGAGGGCACGCTCCCCGACATGAACAACGCTCGCGTGCAACTGCACGTGTGGGCCAAGACACGCATCGAGGCCTCGACGCTGGCCCAGCAGGCCCGCGCCGCGCTGACCTCGGCGCTGGGCGCCACAACGCTCGGTGCACCGACCTCGCTCTACGAGGAGCCGCTGAAGCTCTACGGGAGCCGCTGCTTCTACGGCATCTGGTACGCCGCCTAGCGACCCGAGCCATCCCCGCAACCAAGCCGCCTCCGGGCGGCTTCTTTGTGCCCCGCCGTTGGGCGGGAATCCACCCACCCGCCTCACCCAGGAGTCCCCATGTCCGTCAAGCTGCCCAACGGCTCGACCGCTCACATCTCGAGCGGCTTCGGCACTGCCATCAACGTCACTGCCGTGACCAACGCCTCGACGGCGGTGGCGACGGCGACCGCACACGGCCTCGCCAACGGCGACTACGTCGTGTTCATCTCGGGCTGGTCGCGCGCCAGCAACCGCACCTACCGCGTCGCCAACGTGACCACCAACACCTTCGAGCTCGAGGGCCTGGACACGGCGGACACCGACAAGTACACGGCAGGCTCCGGCACCGGCACCGTGCAGGAAGTGACCGGCTGGACTCAGATCCAGCAGATCCTGAACATCACCAGCGAGGGCGGCCAGCAGAACTACGCCACCTTCCAGTTCCTCGAGGACGATGCCGAGCAGCGCATCCCGACCAACAAGTCGGCCGCCGGCCTGAACATCGAGGTCGCTGACGACCCGTCGCTCGCGGGCTGGATCGCTGCCGTCGAGGCCAACGACGACGGCGACCCGCGCGCGTTCCGTGTCACCACGAAGAACGGCTCGAAGATCCTCTACTACTCGTACGTCTCGGCGAACAAGACGCCGAGCATGGACGTGAACCAGCCGATGCGCTGCCAGATCTCGATCTCGCACCTCAACGCCAACCCCGTCCGCTACGCCAGCTGATGGCGCGGGGCGGCCCTGACCGGCCGCCCCTTCCGGAGATCGCATGTTCAAGATCCAGAGCAATCCCACGTTCGACGCCGCGCTCAAGATCGTGGGGCAAGGCCGCGAGCAGACGCTCAACGTCACGTTCCGCCACAAGACCCGCAGCGAGTACGGCGACCTGATGAAGTCCATCGCCGAGGGCAAGACCGACACCGCCGACGCCGTGCTGGCGATCGTCGACAAATGGGACGCCGACGCCCCGCTCAGTGCCGAGTCGGTGAAGCTGCTGGGGGAGCACCAGCCCGGCGCCGAATGGGCGATCCTCACGGGCTACGGCGACGCGCTGACGGTGGCCCGAAAGGGAAACTGATCGGCGGCGCGAAGGCGCTCTACTGGACCCAGCCGCGAGAGGACGAGATGGAGTCCGCGGGCGTGGTGCCCGAGGACTTCGCGTCGCCAGAGGACTGCTACGAGGACGGGATCTACTACGACGTAGGCGCCAGCGCTTGGCGCTTCGACCTGTGGGCCGAGAACTGGCCCGCCATAGACCTCTACCTGCGCATCCAGACGCAGTGGCGCGTCGGCATGAACGGCCGGACGGGCCTCGACTACAACGTCCTGTTCCACGAGATGGACCGCCGCGACCTCGCGCGCGATGACTACGACGACCTGCTCGACTCGATCCGCGTGATCGAGCGGACGGTGCTCGACCTCGACTGATTCCCCAGGGCCCGCCTCGCGCGGGCCTTCTTTTCGGACTCGCCATGACCGAGACGCTAGGCACTGCCCGGCTCGACATCGTCGTCGACACCTCGCAGTTCGACAACGCCATCGCTGCGGCCAAGTCGCGCGTGTCGGGCATGTCGCAGACCGCGCAGGCCGAGTACGAAAAGCTCAACGCCGCCGAAAAGCGTCGGGTCAACTCGCTCATCACGCAGGCCGACCTGATCGGCAAGACGCGCGAGGAGCAGATCCTCTACAACGCGGCGCTGAAGGGCGCGCCGACTGCCGTCCTGGAAGACCTGAAGCGTCGCCTCCAGGGCGTCAACCAGGCGACGAAGGACGGCACGATCTCGGCGAAGCAGTACAACGCCGCGCTCCGAGGCGTGCCGGCCCAGCTCACGGACATCTTCACGAGCCTGCAGGGCGGTCAGAACCCGCTCACGGTCCTATTCCAGCAGGGCGGGCAGCTGCGCGACATGTTCGGCGGGATCGGCCCCGCGGCCTCGGCTCTGGGCGGTGCACTCGCCGGGCTCGTCAATCCCGCAACCATCGCCGCTGCTGCCGTCGCCGGTCTCGGCCTGGCGCTGCTCGAAAGCGAGAACCGGTCCGAGGCGTTCAACACGGCGCTGGTGAAGACCGGCAACGAACTCGGCACCACCGCGGAAGGCCTGCGGGCCATGGCGGAGGCGATTGGCGAGATCGACGGCGTCACGCTCGGCACTGCGGACGAGGCGCTGCTGCGGGTCGCCAGTGGTGGGCGGATCGCTGCTGACCAGCTGCAGAAGGTTTCGGAGTCCGCCGCGCTCTGGGCGACCGCGACGGGGCAGAGCGTCGACTCCATCGTCGACAAGTTCGAAGACCTGGCGAAGGATCCGCTCGACGCGATCCTCAAGCTCAACGAGGCCGAGAACTTCCTCACTCAGGCGCAGCTCGACCGCATCTCGACCCTGAAGGAGGAGGGGCGCGAGCAGGAGGCGGCCCGCGTTGCGATCGACGCCTACGCCGACACGCTGAACCGTCGGGCCCCCGAGGTCATCGAAGGCCTCGGCAACATTAAGTCGCTGTGGATCGACATCAAGGACGGCGCGTCGGATGCCGCGGCGTTCGTCATGGACTTCGCCGACACGGCGGTTGGTGCCTACCGCCGCGCAATGGAGGCGCAGGTCACCTTCGCTGCCCGGTATGCGGCAATCGCCACGTCCGGCAGCGGCGGCCCGCTGGATCGCATCCGCGCGCTGGCCGACGCGGCTGGCGGGCTGATCTCCGGCGACCGCGGCTCGTTCGTCAAGAAGGGCCCCGCCGGGCTGCCCGGAATTGGCGCCCCGACGGTCGACTCGGCCGCAGCCCGCAAGGAACTGAAGGAGCAGGAGGAGGCGTCCAAGCGCTTCGCCGCGGTCGAACTGGAGAACCTGTCCAAGCGCGAGAAGCTCGAGCAGAAGATCCTCGAGATCAAGGCGGACGGCCTCAAGGCCGGCAAGGACCAGGCCACGATCGAGGCGCAGGTAACCGCCGAGCGCCGGAAGTTCGCCGAGGCTGAGGAAAAGGCCAATCGGAAGCGCACGCCCCGCGAGCGGCGGGAAACCGACCCGACGGAGAACATCGTCGCGCGCATCAAGCAGCAGATCTCGCTCAACGAGGCCGAAGCTGCGAGCGAGGAGAAGCTCACCGGCGCCGAGCGGCTGCGCATCCAGGTGCTGCAGGAACTGGACCGAATCGGCGGTAAGGCCACCGCTGCGCGTCGTGCGGAGATCGCTGGGCTGCTCGAGCAGGCCATCGCCAGCGAGAAGGCTGCGACCGCGGTTGAGAACCAACGAAAGGCGAAAGAGGCGCTGCTGGCACTCGATAGCCGGCTCAAAGCGGCGTCTGAGAGTCGCGCTGCCGAAAACCGCGCCGCCTTGGCGCAGTTTGGGATGGGCGATCGCGAGATCGAGCAACTTCGCCGGCGTGCGGAGATCCTCCGCGAGTTCGAGGAAGGCGTGGCCGATGTACAGCGGAATCGTGCGAACAAGACCGCCGATGAACTCGCCGCCGAGTCCGCCGCTTGGGAGAAGTGGCGCGACGACGAACTGAAGAACGAAGGCAACTTCTGGCGGGCGATCGATGCCGAGCGCTCGGATGCTCTCAATGGTGTCCGCCGCGCGATGGCCAACTACGTCGACGAAGCCGGCGACATCGCCGGCCAGACCGAGGCCATCTTCCGCAACGCCTTCGGCGGCCTTGAGGACGTGTTCGTCGAGTTCTTCACCAAGGGAAAGGCCGACTGGCGCGGCTTCCTCGACTCGATCGCCGCGGACATCACGCGCTTCATCGTGCGCCAGCAGATCGCCAAGCTTGCGCAGAAGTTCCTGCCGGGCCTCGGCGGTGGCGGGGACGACCAGGCGTCGGCGCTTGCGGGATCGGCGGCCCAACTCACTGCTTCCGGCGGCGTGCTGCTCAGCGCTGCAGGTGCACTGAGCGCATCGGCCGCGGCCTTGGCTGCAGCTGGTGCCGCTTCTGGCGGGGCGGCAGCCCTCGGCGGTGCGGCTGGCGGTTGGAATCCCAGCGGCGGCGGTGGCCTGTTCGGATCGATCCTGAGCTGGTTCACCAGCGGCGGGCTCAACGCCAACGGGAACGCATTCCTCGGCGGCAACGTCATCCCGTTCGCGAATGGCGGCCTGGTTACCTCCCCGACGTCATTCCCGATGTCGGGCGGCCGGAGGGGCCTCATGGGCGAAGCCGGGCCCGAGGCGATCGTCCCGCTCAAGCGCGGCCCTGACGGAAAGCTAGGTGTCCGCATGGAGGGCAGCGGAGGCGGCCAGTTCTCGCAGGTCGTCAACGTGCGCGTCGACGGCCGTCCGGACCGCCGCACCACCGACCAGGTGGCCATGAAGATCGGCCGCGAGTCGGCACGTGCCATGTCGAGGAACCGCTGATGAGCTTCGTCAACAAGCGCCTGCCGCTGCGGCTGGGCGCCGGGCTGCGCATCTCGCCCACATGGAAGACGCGCGTGACGATGCTCGACAACGGCCGCGAGGTGCGCAACCGCGAGTGGCTGTATCCGATTTGGCGGGCGTGGGGCAGCCTCGGTGCGTTCACCCCGGATGACCGCGTGGCAATGCGCCGGTGGTTCGTGGCGATGGCCGGCCGGCACATGGCGTTCCGCGTGCGGGATCCGCTGGACTTCACGGCCACGGACGAAGTGATCGCGCCCTCCATCGGCACCAGCACACCGGTGCAGCTCCTGAAGACGTTCGCAATCGACGGGCTGGCCGGCGTGTCGGTGCTGATCCAGGCACCGGTCGACGGTTCGGTGACGGTCTACCGAAACGGCTCGCCCGTCACGTGCACCGTGGACGACGAGACGGGGTTGGTCACGCCCGCCGCTCCGTGGGCTGCGGGCGACTACACCTGGTCGGGCCAGTTCGACCGCTGGATGCGCTTCGACAGCGACGAGAACGCCGTGCAGGCCAACGCCCTCAACGCCTACACCGCCGACATCGAGCTCGTGGAGGTTCGTCGGTGAGCGAGTATGCTGGAGCAGTGAAAGAGATGGCGCCCGAATCCGTGATCATGGCGTTCGACCCTGTCCTGTTCGACATGGCTCGGAACGACGACTACGCGGGCATCTACCGCGAGATTGCACGACGGATGGCTGCGGGCGGCTGGCGGCCGATTGAAACCGCGCCGCGCGACGGCACGGAGATCTTTGCCGCTGAATCGTGGGTCCATCCCCACGACGGCCTGACGTGGAACCATTACCCCGCAGCGTGGAAGGATGGGGGCTGGGCCACGGGGGACGACCCCGTCGACCCCTCGCACTGGATGCCGATTCCACCTGTCGAGTGATCTAACCAACCCCGCTCCGGCGGGGTTTTCCATTTCTAGGGCTGCCTTCGGGTGGCCCTTTTTCGTGGGCCTCATGAAAACCATCCCCGTAGCCCTGCAGGCCCACTACGACCAGCCCGCGACGACCACCTGCCTGCTGACGCGCGTGGCGTGCAAGGACGGGACGGTGATCGGGTTCACGTCGCTGGATGCGGACGTGACCTACGACGACGGCCTCGGTTCCGTGGTTTACCGCGCGTCGAACGGCTTCGAGATGGACCGGATGCAGGCGACGGCCGACCTTGCCGTCGACAACACCGAGCTCCGCGGCTGGGTGTCGGCGGACGGCATCACCGAGGCACAGATCCGCTCGGGCCTGTTCGACTATTCGCGCGTCCGTATCTACCGGGTGAACTACCTCGACCTCGCCGCGGGGCACGAGATCATCGCGGCCGGCACGGCGGGCGAGACGAAATTCGGGCGCGGCGGGTTCTCGATCGAGTTCCGCTCGCTGACCCAGCAGTTGAAGCAGCCGATCAGCAACGTCTACAGCCTGACGTGCCGCGCGAAGTTCGGCAGCCAGCCGATCGGCACGGGCGGCGAGCAGCCGGAGGAGCGGTTCCCCTGCGGCAAGGCGTGGACGTGGGTCGCCGGCACCGTCAGCGCGGTGGACGCGCTGGAGCCCGACCGCGTGTTCACCGTGACCGGCCTGTCCGACGTGGTGGTCCCCGGCGTGATCGAGATGCTGACCGGGGCGAACGCCGGCGCGCAGATGGAGGTCGACGCCTACGCGGCCGGCGAACTGACGCTCGCGCTGCCGCTGCCCTACGCCCCGGCGCCGGGCGACACCTTCCGCTACCGCGCCGACTGCTCGAAGAAGTGGGACGACGACGCGGCCGGCTGCCTGTTCCACTGGGGCACCGAGCGCCCGCTGCACTTCCGCGGCGAGCCCTACATCCCGGTCGACGGCAAGGCGGGCATCCCGGGGGCCGAAATTGTCCGCGCTTGATCGCGCCAGGGCGGTGCTAGACGTGCCGTTCCAGCACCAGGGCCGCAACCCCGCCGTCGGGCTGGACTGCATCGGGCTGCTCGCGCACTCCTTCGCGGGCACGCCGTACGCCAGCCACGACGCCACCGACTACGCCCCGGACCCGCACGACGGGCTGCTGGAGAGCCGCCTGCGCGCGGCGTTCGGCGAGCCGGTGTTCGTGTCGCCTGCGCGCGTGGCGGTGCCGCTGGACGTGCTGCAGCCGGGCGACGTGGTGGCGCTGCGCTACGAGCACGCCATCCGGCACGTCGGGCTCGTGGGCTCCATCGCCTACGGGCGCGAGACGCACCTGACGCTGATCCACACCGACAACATGGTCGGCCGCGTGGTCGAGCACCGCATCGATTTCAAGTGGGCGCGCCGCATCGCGCTCGTGTTCCGGCCGTTCTATCCGGTCGGCCTTCTGTTGGCCGCAATCCCCGAGGGTGCCTTCATGACCAGTTTCGCGGGCGGCGGCTACAGCGACCCGGAGAAGATCGCTTGAGCGGGTCCACGATTGGCGGCGTCGTCGGCGGAATCGTCGGCTTCTTCATCCCCGGCGTCGGCCCGCAGCTCGGCTTCATGATCGGCTCCGCCATCGGCGGCTACGTCGACCCGGTGAAGATCCAGGGGCCGCGGCTGTCCGATGCGTCGCGCCAGACCTCGCAGGACGGCGTGCCGATCCCGTTCGGCTACGGCACGTTTCCCACCGCGGGCAACGTGATCTGGACCGACCGGCTGATCGAGCGAAAGAAGACCAGCCGCCAGGGCAAGGGCGGGCCGAAGGTCACCGAATACACCTACACGCGCAGCTACGCGATCGGCATCTGCGAGGGCCCGATCGACGGCCTGCTGATGATCAAGCGCAACGGCAAGGTCGTGTACGACGCCCGCACCGCGCAGGACATCCCGGCCGCGATCCCGACGCCGGGCGGCGGCGGTCTGGCCGGCGAGGCGCTGCGCCGCGTGATCGCGTCCCTGAACGCCCAGCGGCAGGGCTTCCTCGGGAAGGCCACGATCTACCTCGGCGACGAGGACCAGCTGCCCGACGCGACCATCGAAGCCGTCGAAGGCGCGGGCAACGTCCCGGCGCACCGCGGCATGGCGTACATGGTCGTGAAGGACGACGACCTCACGGACCTGCAGGGCGCGATCCCGCAGTTCGAGTTCGTGGTGGCGAAGAACGCGACCGAGACGGCGGCCGACACCAGCGAGCTCGTGCCGGGTCTCTACGGCCGTTTTGCGGACCAGGCGTTCCCGCTGGTCGACCCGGAGGCGAACTACACGTTCACGGGCAAGCGCGGCTCGTCGGCCACGTTCACGGCAGGCACCATCGCCGAGGTGCTGGCGCACTTCTCCGACTACTACGGCGTCACCCGGCCGGTCGAAACGTACCTGGGCTATTTCGCGCGGCAGACGATTCCCGGCGACATCGCGTTCTCCGCGATCGATACGCAGGAATCCGTGCTGAATAGCGAGTACCTGATCCTCGTCTACAACGAGCAGGAGCCCGACTTCTACGTCGACTCGGACCCCGCCAGCTTCTGCCCGATCATCCCCCGGCCCGCCGACGGCGAGATGTCGGCGCAGCGGTGGTGCGCGCGGACGGGCGAGCTCGTCTGGATGGCGAGCATTTTCCCGCCGCCATCGGGCTACCGCACCGGCTACAACAACTGCACGAACTACGCCCCGATCTCGGGCACGGGCAACTTCCCGAGCCTGATCGGCAGCGAGCCGGTCTACATCACGGTGCAGCGCAAGCGGTACGCGCCGACGTGGAGCCCGTCGCCGGGCTACGTCCCGATTCCGGACGTGCCGGGCGCGTACGTCGGCCCGGACGGCGACATCGAGGTGCCCGTCACCTATGAATCCGTCACCGGCAGTTACAAGCTGCTGGCCCTGCCGGGTTCGTCGTTCAACACCTCCGCCGGCCCGCAGCGCCAATGGTGGGAGGTCGGCCCGGTCATCGAAGCGGACTCGGAGGACGACACCGAAGCCTTCTGGGAAGCGGCCTACGCCGAAGCCGTCGCGGACGGCACGCTGCCCGCGGGGTGGACCTACGGCAACGAGTACCCGGAGGACATCAGCCAGGTCTGGCGCGCGACGACGGCCGACACCAGTTCCCTCACGCTCGGCAGCACGCTGCTCTCGTCCATCGTCTCGGACCTGTGCGCGCGCGCCGGGCTCGCGGCCGACGAGGTGGACACCGCCGACCTGACGGACGTGGTGCGCGGCTACCGCGTGGCGTCCGAGGGCGGCGCGGATTCGATGATCGCGCCGCTGATGGGCTCGCACTTCTTCGACGTGGGCGAGTGGGACGGCAAGCTGCGGTTCGTGAAGCGGGGCGGGGCGCTGGCCTTCTCCATCGGAGCCGACGACCTCGCCGAGCGCGACGGCGACGCGGTGACGCTCGAGCGCGTGCAGGAGGCCGAACTGCTCCGCCGCGTGACGGTGGGCTACATCGACCCCGCGGCCGACTACGCGATCACCACGCAGAAGTGGGAGCGCCGTGCGGGCACGGTGGAGGCGAAGGGCGAGGCCACGTCCGAGGTGCCGCTGGTGCTGAGCGCCGACGAGGCCGCCCAGGTCGCCGAGAAGAAGGGCAAGATCGCTTGGAGCGAGACCGAGAAAGCCCTGTTCTCGCTGCCGGCGCTGAAGTGGGCGCGGCTCACGCCGACCGACGTCGGCACGCTCTACCTGCCCGACGGCGACACCATGCGGATCCGCGTCGCCTCCCGTGAGGAGGACAGCGGCGCGCTGCTGGTTGAGGCGTCGCGCGACCGGCAGGCGGCCTACACCGGCACCGCGACCGGCACGCCGCCGATCCCGCCGTCGATCATCGACCCACCGCTGATCGGGCCGACCCTGCTCGCGGTGATGGACCTCCCGGTCCTGCGCGACGTGGACGACAAGCTGGGCGTGTACGTCGCCGTGGCCGGGCTGCTGGGCGGCTGGCGCGGCGCGACGCTGGAGATCAGCACCGACGCCGGCGTCAGCTACACCGAGGTCGCGGAACTGACCCGCAGCGCGACGATGGGCACGACCACCACGGCCCTGACCGCGTGGACGAGCTCCGAGTACCCGTCGCCGCAGTCGCTGACCGTGAAGCTGCCGGCCGCCCCCGAGTCGGTCGACTACGCCACGCTGCTGCGCTACGCCAATCGCGCCGCGGTGCAGCTGTCGAACGGGCAGTGGGAGGTGCTGCAGTACCAGACCGTGGTGTCGAACGGCAGCGGCTCCTACACGCTCTCGGGCCTGCTGCGGGGCCGATACAACACCACCCCCGGCGCCATCGCCGCGGGCGCGCGCTTCGTGCTGCTGGACGACACGGTGACCTTCATCGAACTGGAGGGCTACCTGCTCGGCCAGTCGGTGCTGGTCCGCGCCGTCCCGCTCGGCGTGGATCCCGACACGATCACCGGCACCGCGTTCTCGGTGGTCAACCCGAAGTCGCAGACCGAGTGGCCGGTGCATCGGGTGCGCTCCACCCGCGATGCCGGTGACCTGTTCATCGAGTGGATCGGCCGCGCGCGGCTCGGCACCGACGACACGCCGCGGCACTCCCAGTATTTCGGGGGCTACCGGGTCACGATCACTGACGGCACGACCACGAAGCACTTCGACACGCAGGCCCAGGCGTACGTCTACGCCTCGGCCGACCAGGTCGCCGACTTCGGGTCGGACACGTTCGACGCCACGATCACCGTCGCGCCGATCAACCTGCTGACCGGCGTGGGCACGGGCACCGGCGAGGCGCCCGACACGGGATCGCTCGCCAGCTGGACGCCGCTGTCCGGCGCGGCCGGCTGGTCGGTCTCGTCGGGCGTGATCACCTACGACCCGGTCGCGGGCGGCGCGGCGACGGCGCGGGTCGACTTCGACGGGCTGGTGCCGTTCCGCATGACCAACGCCTACCTGCCGCGCATGGACGCCTCCTGCGAGGTCAGCGCGGCCGGCGAATCGCTCGGCGCGGTCGGCGTGACCCTGTACGGGGCCACGGCAAGCGAGAACGCCGGCTACACCGGCGGCACGCGCGTCGCCGCGGGCGTCTCGACCGTCACCAGCTACGCCTTCGCCTACACGATCCACCAGGCGGGCGTCTCGCTCGTCGCGTGGACGGACGGCACGAACCCCGTGTCCTTCTCCAACATCAGGTACTCGATCACATGACCACGCCACGGCTCGCGCTCGAGCAGATCCCCACCAACTCGCTGCAGCCCGGCACCGCGGTGAACGACGCGCTGCAGGTGCTGGACGCCACCGTGCAGCCCGTCGCGCAGGCCCTGACCGCCACTCCGCCGACCACGGTCGCGGGCGACGTGGGGAAGGTCTGGCTGATCGATGCGTCGGCGACCGGCGTGTGGGCAGGCAAGGACGGCCAGATCGCGCTCTGCACCGCGGCGGCGACGTGGCGCTACCTGACGCCCGGCACCGGCTGGCGCTACGACGTGGGCGGCACCATCTACCGCTACGCCGCGGGGCTGTGGACGGTGGCCCCCGTCGCCTTCACCGGCGGCAACCTGACCGCGGCGCTCAACGAAGCCAAGGGCGCAGACATCGCCTCGGCTGCCACGACCGACATCGGCGCAGCGACGGGTAACTTCGTCCACATCACCGGCACCACGACGATCACCGCGCTGGGGACGGTGCAGGCCGGAACGCGGCGCGTGGTCCGCTTCGCCGGCGCGCTGACGCTCACGCACAACGCGACGAGCCTGATCCTGCCGACCGGCGCGAACATCACCACCGCGGCAAACGACACCGCGGTTTTCGTCTCCGAGGGCTCCGGCAACTGGCGGTGCGTGGGCTACCAGCGCGCGAACGGACAGGCGCTGGCAGCTGCGGCGGCGACGCTGCCGATCACCGCCCTGTCCATTGCCTCGGGCGTGGTGAACATCGACCTGTCGCTGGGCCGGCACTTCACCCTGTCCCTCACGTCGAACGTCACGTCGATCACGTTCACGAACCTGCCGGCCTCGGGCTTCGCCGCGGAGTTCTCGCTGCGGATCGTGCAGGACGCCACCGGCGGCCGTACCGTCGCGCTCCCGTCCTCGTTCAAGGCCACCGGAGGCTCGGATACCGCCGTCGCCTCTGCGGCCAACGCGGTGACCCTGCTCACGGCCGTGACCTTCTCGCAGGGCACGACCTGGACCTACGCGATGCAGGACGTGGCCGCATGATGCTCCTCGGCATGATGGGCGCGAACGCGGCAGCCGGCGGAGGCGGCTCTGGCCCCGTAGTGCTGTCCAGCGTGACCGGCGAGGCCAGCAGCGGGAGCACGGTCCCGGTGGTGATCCAGCCGGTGAACGCAGGCGACCTCCTGGTCTGCGTCTACGGCAACGCGCGCCCCCGCGGATTCGGGACGACGGCCGGCTGGACGAACGCACTTGCCGAGACGACTGTGCGCCCTTGCATGGCTATCGCCCACCGCATCGCGGACGGCACGGAGGCGGGCACCACCGTGAACTTCGCCCTGTCCGGCACGACGTCGCCGGGCGCTGTCGCGCTGGTGTTCCGCGTACAGGCGGGCACCTTCAATACCTCGTCGCCCGTGGAAGCGATAGGCGCGGCCAGCGGGTCGTCACTTGCCCCCAACTCGCCCAACCTCTCGCCCTCGTGGGGCAGCGGCACGCACCGCTGGTTTGCCGCGTCGCTGTTCTCCAAGACGGACAACGCGCAGTCGGTCACGAGCTGGCCCTACACGGACAACCAGACGACAGCAGCCCACAGCGGAGCCGCTGGCGCGGGCATCCCGATCATTGCCCTGTGCGGGCAGACCATCACCGGAGCGTCCAGCGACCCGGCGGCCTTCGGCATCGGCTTCACGTCCGACTGGATCGCGCAAACCTTCGCCGTGCGCGGCGCGTAGGACTTCCCCGACACCCGCGGCCGGCACCGGCTGATAGCCGCGCCCCACGACACGCGGCAACCTAGCAACGCCCCGGCCGGCTCGGCCCACTGACGCAGGATGGACGCCTGCCGAGTCCGCCGTAGTCCAGCCGGCCGGGGCGTCCAAAATTAGTAGGGCTGCTAATGCAGGATCAACGGCTTAGCCGCGCTTTCGCCTCCGTGTTTTGGACTGGCTGCGCTCCCTGAAAGTTAGCCGCGGCAAGGCGTCTAGGCCGATGCGGACCGCAGACTGTTAATCAGGGGGTCGTTGGTTCGAGTCCAACTTCGGGCGCCAGAATTAGGCTGTAAAACAAGGGCTCGCAGCGATGCGGGCCTTTGTCGTTCCCGTCCCCCGTGTCCAATACTCCGGGGGCTGTCCAAAATTACCGGACCGGCTTCACACGTTCCGCCTTCGCCCGGTAGTGCCGCTTCGTGACCTTCGGGTCGGCGTGGGCGAGCAGGGCGGTCGCATCCGCCTCCGAAACGTCGCTGCCAGCCTTCCTGCGGAGGTCGTGGAGGCGCACGTCCTCAATCCCTGCACGATCCCGAGCCACGCGCCACAGCGCGCGCAGGCCGCTCGGCGTGTACGGTCCCGGCCCCCTCGCGGCGTGCCTGCCCTTCGGGCTGCTCTCGAACAGGTACTCGCGCCCGAACCGGCGCCACAGCCTGCGAGCCTCCGCGACAACCTCCTTTAGTTCGTCCGACCACAGCACCACCCGCCGGGCTCCGGTCTTACCCGCCTGGTAGTGGATGCCCTCGTCGTCCATGTCCGCCAGCCGCACGCGCAGAACGTCGCCCTGCCGCATCCCGGTCAGGTAGGCGAAGCGCATGATGCAGGCCAGCTTCGGGCTCGCCTGTGCGACCAGCGCGGCCAGTTCGGCGTCCGTCACGTACCGCTGGCGGGGCTTCTCCTCGTTGCGGTACTGCAAGCCCTTCGCCGGGTCGTCGCCCTTGAAGGCGCCGATCCTGCGGGCGTGGGAGTAGGTAGCCGACAGCAGCGCGCGGTCGCGGTTCGCCTGCACGTTGCCCTTGCGGGTCAGGTACTCGTAGACGTGCTCCGGCTGCACTTCCTCCAGCCCCATGTGACCGAATACTGCCGCGAGGTTCTCGGCGCTGCGCCGGTAGCCTTCGATGGTCGCCGGGCTCAGGCGCGCCGCCGAGGATTCGAGGTAATGCGACACGGCATCGCGCACCGTCCGCACGGTGGGCTTCGTGCCGACGAACGCCGCGTAGCGGATCAGCGCCGGCCCGTATTCCTTCCCCAGCGGATGCCAGGTGCCGTCAGGCGCGACGAAGTAGTAGGCCCCGCGCCGCTGGTACATCGACCGCGGCAGGTGACGGTTGTGCTTACGCGGGCGGCCCATCTTCGCGGACCTCCAGTTTCAGGAGCGGCTCGCCGTTCACGCTCATATCTACGTCCGTGATGCCGTCATCGGTCCACACCAGGGTCAGCTCGGGGTCAGGCTCCACTTCGCCGCGCGCGAAGTCGTAGAGGTCGAGCGCGTATTCAATCTCGCGCAGCATGGAGGCCCGCCGCTCCAGCGGAACAGCGAGCATGTCGGCCACCGTGCGGATGCGATAGCTGGTCATGCGGCCTTCCCACTGATCCCACTCCAGTTCGGCGTGCTCGGGCCTCGTGCGGGCCGCGTTGCGGTCGTGACGGCTGCGCGCTCGACCAGCGGGCGCCCGGCGCCGTTCGGCCGGAACGGTACGCCCATCGCGGCCAGTTTGCGGCACTGTGCGGACCATCGCTTGCGGTCGGTCAGATCCTCGACCTCGTCGGGGGATAGCCACAGGTCAGCCATCGCGCACCTCGTCGTCGGTGGGGGTGGGGTGGGTCATGCGGGAGCAGAGCAGCGTCCACGCCACCATGCCTGCCAGCCACGCGACAAAGCGCATCAGGGGGTCGCCCTCCATCCAGATTGCGACGGTGACGATCACTCCGATGGCGAAGGAGGGTATGGATGCTCCGCTCACGATTCCCGCCCCTCGCCCCGCAGCAGGGCGCGCAGAACCTCGCGTATCCGCCATGCGTCGAGGCGGTACTTGCTGGCGGACTGGTCAAAGCCCTTCGCTTCGCACTCGTTGGCGAAGTCCTCCCATTCCTGCGCCAGCGCCTTCACGCCCGCCACGACCGCCTCAAGCTCCGCCACGCGGCGCTCTGCGGCCTGCGCTTGCTCGCGCATGGCGAGCACCTGCTGTTGCAAGGCGGCCCGTGCGTTCTCGGCGGCCTCGGCCCGGTACTCTGCGGCCTCCCTGGCGGTGCGCTCGGCTTCTGCCCTGACGTGCTGCTCGCTGGCCTCTCGCTGGAAGCTCGCCGCCATAGCTCGCAGCGACTCGCGGGCAGTCTGCGCCTCTCGATAATCCTCCTCCCGCACTAGCGGCACGACTTCGCCGCCCAGATGGCCCGCCATTGTCCGAACCGTTGCCTCCGCTGGGCTGCACGCGCCGTGGTCGCTCTGGACGCTCTGCCAATCTCCGGCCGCGTCGGAGCGAAGCAGGAGCCACGCTACCGGCTTGATCGTCTCGATCATTCCGTCTCCTCGCGTCTGGGGTGGGTGGACTGGCGGGCGGCGCTTGCGTCGTGCGCGAGTCCGAACACGGTAACGACCGTGGCGATAGCCAGCATCAGTGGGACCAGCTTCTCTACCCAGCGCCTCATTTCAGGCTCCCATCGGCGTTGAACGCTGCACCCGTGATGCAGGAATCTTCGTCGTGTCGGCCGGGCCTTGTGCAATCGCCGCACGCGCAATCCGCATCCCGCTCGGCCCCGCCTGCGTCGGTGCGGGTGTCCTTCCGCCCATGCAGGAAGCCCAGCCGCATAAGCGCCTCGTCGTGCGCGGTGACGCCGTGCGGTCCAGCCTTGCGTGCCGTGCGGACCAGCCATGCCTCGGCGGCCTCCTCGTCCACCGCCTGCGCTGCGCCTGCGTCGGTGCGGGTGGCGATGCGCGTCAGCGCGTCATGCAGCGGTGTCACCATGTCGCGGTACTGCGCCTGGGTGATGGCGCAGCCGCCTTCATGGGGGAACGCGATCAGCACGTCGGCGCGGCGCTGGAATGTCCGCAGCGCCTCGGCCGCGATAGCCACCGCCTCGCCCGCCTGCGCTGCGCTGGCCTCGGTCGGCGGGGTGTGGCGCAATGCTTCGTGCAGGGCGCGCAGTTGTTCGTCGCTCGGGTCGCTAGCGAAATAGACACTCACGACGCACGGCGCCGCTCGGCCCACACCGTTCACGCGCGGCCACGCCTCCTGTTTTCCGCTCATTACTGGTCTCCCTGTTCGCACCAGTTGGCAAGGTCGTTGCCGTATCGCGCGAGCCAGATGCCCCGCTCTCGCAGGTTGGCAACGATCAGCTTGTCGTCGGTCGGGTTGCCAAGGCGAATGTCCTTGATCGCCTGCCAGATGGCCTGCTCGGCGTCGTCCTTGCGGAGCCACTCCACCTTTTGCGGTGCTGCATCGAGAGCGACGAGCAGCGTATCCGCATGGCGGCGGATGACGTCGGCGCATCGCTCCATGAAGGCGGCCTGCATCTCCTCGCTAGCACCGATTGCGAGCCTCGCGCCCAATGCCAGCCGAATCGCCTGCGCCGCCTCCCCGCGCCCCGTGTCGCCCGGCTGCGTCGGCTTCGCGTTCAACGCGCGGGCCAGGAGAATTTCCGCTCGGTCGTCTGCCTGCGCGGGTGGGGGTGCGTAACCCTCAGCATCCATCGCGTAACGCTCACTGAGCGACAGCGCCTCCGCTGCGGCCACCTGGCGGGGTGCGGCGAGGGCGGCGTGATTCGCCAACGTTTCTAGCACCTGCGCAAGTCGCGGCGAAACGTGGCTGCGCTCGGTTGCGTAGCGACGCGCGAGGCGCACGGCCTCCCGCAGCGCCTCCCCGCTGTCCGTGGCCTGTGCGGGGGTGGCGCACTCGCCGGGGCATGACCACACGGCCGGCATTTCGCCCACGGCGTTCGCGCGGACGACGCGCCCGACTTCATGCACGGTACGGCCGCACTTGTGGCACTTCGGTTGCGGGTGCGCGCTCATGCAGGGCCTCCGGTCTGTGGGGTGATGCGGGCGAACGGGATCGTGTAGCCCTTGGCGAAGGCGTCGCCCTGAGCGAGCCGGCGCGCCTTCTCGTCGGCCGTGATGAACGTCGCCGAGCCGTCGTGCCAGCCCCACAGGTCCACCACCACCTGCGCCTGCGGGGCTGCGGATTGCAGTGCGGCGGCTTTGAGCGCCGCGATTCGCTCCATGATCGGCTCGATGCCGTCGTCGTGATCGTCGTCAATGCCAAGCTCGACAGCGATGCGCGCGAGGCTCGCGCACGCCGAGACGAAAGCCTCGCGCCAATCCACCCTCGGCGCGGCGGCGGGGGATGCGAGGGCGGCGTCGCGGAGCATCGCGTCCAGTTCGCGCAGCAGCGAAGTCCGGTATTGGCCGAGCGACTGGAAGGTGATCGCGTGGGCGTCGTTAGCTACCGTGTCTCGCAGCACACGCAGCGCCCGCAGTTCGTCGTTATGGGTCATCGCGCTTCCTCGCGCACAAGGCGCATCCGGCGATCCGCGCCGCACTTCTCGCGCGGCTCCAGTCGGAAGCCGTACGCCTCGGCCAGCGCGCTGCACCAGCGGTAGGCCGACGCGCGCGAGACGCCAAACTCGGCCATGACCGCTTCGGGCGTCGGGAAGTGCCGCTGCTCGTGAGCCCACGCCCCGAACCGAAGGGCTGCGAGGATCGCGCCATAGCCGCGCGTGTTGTTGCTGGCGAGGAATCGCGGCTGCGCTGCGATGGCCGGCGCTCGCTCGCGTCGGACCGCGGCAGGGCGCACGCCACAGCCCAGCGACGCGGCTCCAAAGTGGCTCGGTTGTGCGGACATCTCACACCTCGGGGAATAGGTGGCAGCGGCGGGTTTCGGTCGCCCTGGGGAGTGGGCCCCGCCGCTGCCGGGGAAAGGTCAGGCGGCGCGTCGCTCGAGCGTTTCGAGGATGGCGCGCACGTCGTTCTCAAGCGCCAGACAGGCCGCCTCCAGCTGTTCGATGAAGTCCTCGTCGCGCTCGACGCGCTGGACGTACAGGCGGTGTTCCGGCGGGAAGTCGGGGTGGAAACTCACAAAGTCCCACCACCGCCGACCAGTCACCCACAGGCCGCCCTGAATCTGCTCGACGTGCTCACGCGGCAGGCCGTTGATCAGCGTCGCCAGGTGGACCTCGCTCGATTCGGGCGACTTGACCTCGCCGCCGCCGTCGTCGCCGACAAGGAAGTCGGGCGAGGCTCCGATGAAGTCATGCACCGGGTGCCGGATGAAGCCACACAGGCGGACGATCACGCCCGTCTCTGCCTGGTACGCGGCCACCGCGGCGGGCTCCACGTCGTGGCCCCACTGCAGCGCCGCCGCCTTGACCTGCCGTCGCGGCTTGCCGGTCAGGCGTTCGGCCGCCAACTGGTGCGCGTAGTCCTCCAGCGCCTTCGGCTGCGGCTTGGGCTGCCCTTTGCGCGGGCCGCTCTTGAACTCGCCGCGCTCCCGTGGAAGCGCGACGGTGTGCATCTGCGACGCCGTGATCATGCCGGCGCGCTCGGCGAACCATTCGGGGCTGCGCTGATCACTCACCGGCCGGCACCTCGGCTGCAGGCTCGGCGTCGGCCGCGCCAGCCTTCTCGGCGATCATCTGGAAGCCGGCCAGCTTGTCGCCCACCAGGCGGCGCTTCTCCTTCGGCCAGCCGGCCCACATCTCGCGGAACGCTTCGACTCCCTTCTTGGCGACCTCCTCGGCCTCCTTGATCGCTGCATTGCGCTCCGGGCTATCCGGCGGGATGGTCTGCGCCACGGCAGCGACTGCAGCCGCGCTCACCCGCGGCGCGCCCATCATCTCGGCGACGATCTCCTCGGGCAGGTCTTCGATGTCCTGAGTGAACAGGTCCGACGCCGCGGTGACGGTCAGCACACCGTCGATCAGGCCGCGCTTCTTCGCCATCTTCAGCACGGTGTTCGACACGTCTGCCGGCGTCGTCCGCACCTGCTTCTTCTTCTCGACCTTGCCCTGGTACTTGGAGAACTTGATGCGGCGGCGGTTCTCCGGCGTCAGGTCGAACTCCTCGTCGCACAGCGCGGCGCGCCATGCGTACTTGTCCTCGCTGCTGCTGCACTCGCCGATGCCCGCGCCAAGGAACGTCCCCGACGCCGACAGGATGTTGACCTTGACCCGGTACGCGACCTCGCCGTCGATGCCGATCGACTCCACCTGCGGATCAGCCGCAAGGCGGAACGTGCTCATGATCTTCTCGGCGCCCGCCTTGTAGAGGCTGGGCTGCTTCGTCCCCGGGATCACGCCGTAGTGCGTTTCCTTCTTCATGACCTCCTGCATCACGTCCTGCATGAGGTTCACCTGCGCGCGCACGTCCGCCGCGGTGAGGGACCGGCTGCCGTAGTTCTCGACCGGTGGCTGGAAGGGAACGATGTTCTGCTGCGTCACTGGGATAGCTCCTGCCGGCCGGGGCCGGCGTTGGGGTGTTTAAGCCGCGCGCTTCCACTTGGAGCGGCGCGGGTTGGTGGCCTTCTCGGGATCGGGGTCAGGGATCACGACGCCGGCCTCTGCTCCGGTGCGCTGGATGAACTCCACGAACTGCCAGAAAGCATCGCCGTCGATTACGTCGCGGTTGCCGTCCTCGTCCGTCGTCGTCGTCCGCAGCGGCACGCTCTCAAGGCCGGAGGGATTGGCCGGCGTCGGAGGCACCTTGCGCGACCGCCAGCCGAACCACTGGCCGCACAGCCACTCGTAGAGCGTTTCCGGCGCGTACCCCTGGGCCTCAGCGAGGAGGGGCACTGCGACGCCGCGCACATAGCGCAGCTGCCACGGGGAACGCTCCGGGCGCGCGATGCTGACCTTGACGTTGATCGGCTTCCCGACGGCGAACGCCTCCAGCACTCGGACGACGCCCGCAATAGCGGTCGACCGATCCTTCGGGGGCAGGGTGGCGACGTGCTTCACAGCGCCCGCCCCCCGAACCACAGCAGCGCCGTGCAGGCGAGCAGCGTCGCGGTCATGAAGGCCCGGCCGGTGCGCCTGGCGCGGCGACGCGAGCCAGCGGAGGCCGTGGCGCATTCGATGCTGGAGCGCATCAGGCGGGCGGCGAGGTAGCGGTTCACGAGAACCACCACAGCCCGGCGGCGAACACGAGCCCGGCAACCAGCACATCGCACGCCACGAGGCGCAGGAAGTCGACGGCCGATGCCGGCGCGCCCGGCTGGTGCGGCAGCACGAGCTCGACGCCCTGCCGCGGGTCGCGCTCGATCTGCGTGCACATCTGCGGCCG